CCGATGCGGCGACGTTCACGGTCAGGCCTGAGGACTCGGTGAACGCGGAGTTGCGGACGATTCCCAGGTGCTTCACGGCGTAGGCGCCGGCGGCGACGTGCCGGACACCGGCGGCGTCCTCGGTGAACTCGGCGATCTCGGCACCGACCGAGAACCCGGTGAGGACGCCTTCCTTGGCTTCCTCGAGGGCGTCGTTTCCGGCGGTGGTGTTGAAGATCCGGGCGGTCCCGGGCATCCCGGTTTCGGTGGGTTCCCACGCGGCCGCCAGGCGGCCGATCACGGCGTCGGGGTCGTGGCCGCGGACCACGTCGACCAGGTCCTCGGCGTTCGCTGGCGGGCCGTTGAACTGGTAGTGGCGTTTGGACACTGAGTCGGGGTGTGCGGAGACGACCCCGAACGGGACAGCCATGCCGGAGATGGTGCGGGGGTCGGGTGCGTCGCCGGCGGCTAGCTCGGCGACCAGGGGCGCGTCGAACGTCAGCTCTACTCGGGTCATGGCGTCACTCCAGCGGTGTCGGGGACGGGTGCAGGTTCGGGCGCCGGTTCTGGGGCCGGTGCGGGTGCGACGTCGGGGCGGGCGTCGGCGGGGGCGAGGATCGAGGTCGCGAGCGGTTCGGCGGCCCGGACTTCCTCCAGCGTCAGGACGCCGGAGGCCAGGGCCGTGTTCCAGGTGTTCATCCGGTCGCCGGGTGCGTCGCGGACGTAGTCGTCGACGTCGACCTTGATCGTGATCCCGGACGGCACGACCAGGCCCTGGGGACGCGAGGCGCGGTCATCGAGGGACAGGGTCTGCTCGATGACGGAGAGCCAGGGGCGCAGGGCCTCGAGGATGTCGCGGCGGCCCTCGACGACGTTGGCGTAGGTCATCGAGTCACCCGAGGAGGCGTCGACGGCGCGGGCCGGGAGTCCGAACGCGCGCGCGACCTCAAGCGCGGCGTGCTCGCGGGCCTCGGTCAGCTGGAGCTCGGAGGCGTTCCAGCCAATGGCCTCGTAATCGACGACGGCGTTGAGGTAGCCCACGGACCGGGTCCCGCGGGCGAGCTCCCAGGCGTCAAGCAGGGTCTGGATCTCGGTGTCGTCCAGGTCGGCGCCCTTGTTGTGCAGGTTCGCGTGTGGGTGCGGGGCCCGGGCGTAACGGCTGGCGGCGTTCTGGAGGTCGAGGTACAGCGAGATCAGGTCCATTCCGAACCGGCGCAGCCCGCCCAGTCCGCCACCCTCGAACACGACCAGGTCGCGGGCCTTGGCGGGTTGCCCGTCGATGATCCACTCCAGGACCAGGTCGGGGTCGGCGGTGTCGCGGAGCGCGTCGATCCGTTCGGGGGCGATCCGCCGGAACTTCACGGGCATCAGGGATGTGTTGCGGTCCAGGATCCGCCAGACGCTGCGGTCGTACCAGAGCAGGTCATCGACGGTCCCGAACAGCAGCCGCTGGAGAGTCCGCTTGGGGTCGGGTTGCCGAAGCCAGGACACCCGTGGGTCGCGGGGGTCGAGCTTGGTCCGGTCATCGGCCCAGGCGCCCAGGGTGAACGTGGAGATCGTGCCGGCGATGACGTGCTCGGCCTTGCGGACCGCGGGGATCGATCGGGCGATGTCGCGGTGCAGGGCCCGGGGGTCGATCAGCTCGACGGTGCTCGAGGACTTCTCTACGCCGGCGGCCGCGACCGGGGCGGCGTTGGCGGCCGCGAACGCGGCGGTGATGTTGCGGCCGGTGAGCCGGTCGAACGTGTCCGATGCGATCCCCACGGTTACAGCTCGACCGTGGTCGACCGGCAGCGGCCGCGCTGGCGGGCCTTGGCCAGGGCGGCGGCGGCCACGTCGGCGTGGACGTCCTCGGTGTGCTTCATCAGCGCGACCCGGGCGCCGGTGCGGTCGACGTACGGGCCGCTACGCCACGCGCAGCGCGGGCAGCACGCGAGAGCGTCCTTCTGTGAAGCGTCGACCTGCATGGGGCCATCCTCAGGACCAGGTAGGACACTCTCGGGGCTAGGCGCGGGCCACGGGCTTACGTTTCTCGACGGTCCGGTCGAATCCCCAGCCGGCGGCGCAGGTCGCGACCAGGGGCGCGATGGGGCCGGCGGAGTTCGCGTGCGACCAGGCGAACCCGCCGGTGTCGCGGGGGAGTGCCCGGGTCGCGGCTCCCTCGAGGGATTCAGTGAGCGCCGGTGTCGGGAAGATCCGCAGGACCTGGGCGGTGATGCCGTCGAGGAATGCGGCGGTCGCGTTGGCCACGTCCTGGGTGGCCATGGTGAGCAGCTCGGCGCCGGCGAGTTCGAGGGCGTCGGCGACGGTCCCGGTCGCGCCGTATCGGTCGACGGCGATCGGTGCGCCGGTGCTGGCTTGCAGCTCGAGGCAGCGTCCGGTGACCCAGTCGGCGCCGTTGCGGAAGTCGACTATTTCCCGATAGCCGTCCTCGGCGGCGACGGCGATCGCGGCCGCGGACCGGTCGGCCTCGAGGTGCACGCCCAGGCACAGGCGGCCGGCGGGGCGTGGTGTGTCGGGGGGTAGTTGTACGGCGGCCCAGTCGGCGGGCGCGTAGACGATCCCGCCGCTGGTGCGGGTCCACACGTTGCCGTACTCGCGGGTGAACGCGGCGGCGTCTTCCTGCAGGGCCATGTCCAGCGCCGCGTAGTCGGTCAGGCCGTAGGCCAGGCCCGGGTGCCAGGTGTGCCACAGATCCCGGTCGAGCGGATCCACTCCGTCTGGGCAGCCGTAGTCGAAGATCGCGTGCCCGGGTGCGCCGGCGAGCGCCTTCCTGAGGTAGCCCAGGGCGTAGGTGGATGCGTCGGTGCCGGCGGTCAGGACGATCCACAGCTGGCGCCGGCGACGGGTCGCGAACGTCGGGGTGATGGTGCGACGCATCGCGGCGCCCAGGATCTCGTCGTGCTCCTGGGCCTCGTCTACGACGACCATGTCCAGGGCGTTCGAGCGCAGTGCCCCGTCCTTGGGTGGGAACGCTTGGAAGTAGGACCCGGTGCGGCGGCGCAGGATTCCCTCGGTGCCTTGGGACCGGCGCAGCTTGAGGTCCCGCAGGAACGCTGGGTTCCGCTCGAGCTCGAGGAACCAGTCGGTGAACCGGCCGGTGGTGATGGTGCCCTGGTGGGTGGTGTACCGGCAGCGGAAGTCCCGGTACAGCCGGCCGCGGCCCAGCGCGGTGTCGTAGGCCGTGGTCGTCTTCCCGGACTGACGGGGCTTGAGAACCACCACCGTGTTGTAGACGTACTCGCCGGTGTCGGGGTCGGAGAGCTCGCCGGCGACTTCGCCGATCAGCCGCTGGGCTGGGGTCCACGGTCGACCGAGCAGCAGCGAGATTGCCTCGCCGGCGTATCCGTCTGTCGGCCTACTCAGGTCCCTCGGGGTCCAGTGCCGCGGCGGCGCGAGCTCGTGCGGCGGCGGCATCGTTGAGGGCGTTGACAGCGGCGATGAAGGGATCATCAGCGTCATCGTCTTCAGCTCCGAACAGTGCTTTCAGGGCCTCGCGGTAGGCCTGGTGCGCCTGGGTCTTCGGGTTGTAGTCCCACGGCTTGACCTCGCCCTGGGTGAACATCAGCTCCAGGCGGTCGATGTCGTTGGCCTGGCGCCGGATCGCGGCCTTGGCCGTCTCGAGGAACGCTTTGCCCGCGGCCTCGGCCTTGGCCAGGTCGCGGTCGAGCGCCCGGCGGGTCTCCCCGACCGGGGGCCTTTTCTTGGGCGGCTCCCACAGCGTGAGATCTCGGTCATTCACGATTCAACCCTTTCGAACACTTGTTCGAATGTCCGTTTTTTCAGGGTATGGGGGTTGGTTGGGGAAGAAAACGGGAAGCAGGTGCTTCCGCGACGGATCCGCCACCAAAAAAACTGGGGGGCGACGAGCACCGACGCACCTACAACGGTTCACCATCTCGACACCACCGGTGTGAGCTCGCGACGGATCCCGTACCCGACCATCGGCCTGGTCCCTCGCTCCTGGTTGCAGCGCAGGTGGGCGGGCAGCAGGTTGGCCAGATCGTCGGTGCCACCGTGTGACCGGGGCTGGACGTGCTCCACGCTCCGGGCCCCGGGCTGGGCACAGTGGCAGCAGGTGTCCCCGTAGGTGGTGAGCACCAGGCCCAGGACCTGGGCGACGTACCGACCAGCCCAGCAGCGCAGCTCTACCAGGTGCCGGTGCCGGCAGCGAGGACAGCGCGGGGCGAGCATGGTCCCAGTGTCCTAGGGCCAGTACAGGACAGCGACGTGTAGGCGGCCGGTGACCAGGCCGGCGGGCCCACGGATCTGGAACCTGAGCCGGTTGTCTGCCGGCAGGTTCTGGCCTCGGGTGTCCACGATTCCGTTGGTGCCCAGGATGTCCAGGGCTACCGATTGGGACAGCAGCTCTTGGGTGGGCTTCCAGGTTCCGTCGTCGAGGACCTTGCCCTCCACGGGCCTGGTCCACAGCACACCGTGGTTGCTGGTCTTGATGTGGGCCATGAACGTGGAGATGTAGGGGCCGGTGAACTTGAACCCTGGGTTGCCGGGTGCGATCACTCCCTCGTCGTGGCCGTCGACGGTGGACCAGTTCACGTTCTGCCAGTCACCGGTGAGCATCAGCTCGTCGGTGTAGCCGTTCACGCACTTGGGCATCGGGTCTCCTGGGGTTGTCGTCGCTGCGCTTGAGAGGGACGGGGCGGGGTCGGTGATGATCGAGCAGGACCAGCCCCCGTGGTCGACCTTGTGCCGTTCGAAGTGCAGGTGTGGGCCGGTGATGTTGCCCTCGGATCCCACGGTCCCGATACGGTCGCCGGCCTCGACCCAGGCGCCGTCCTCGAGGCGGGCGGACATGTGGGCGTAGAAGTCGCGGGTGCCGTCCCCGGGGCGGATCTCGAGCTGGTGGGACCCGAACGCGTCGCCGTGGTGGGTGTGGACCACCGTGCCGGCCCGGGCAGCGACGACGGGCGTGCCGGCCGGTGCGGCGTAGTCGGCACCGGTATGGATGCCGTTGCCGTTCTTGTCTTCCGAACAGGACCAGTACGGACCTCGACGTCCGTACGGCGTCGAGATCGGGTAGCCGGGTACCGGGTTCGTCATGCTCGCCCCCTACAGGTGACCAGGGTCGGGTCATCGACCAGGCGGAAGTGTCGGCGCAGCTGGTCCGGCGGGATGCCACAGCACCCGGTGTAGCGGCCGCCGATCGGGTGCGGGGCCTGGTGGACGATCGCGGGCGACGGGATCCGGCCGGCCTGGACCTCGAGGTCGTCAATCATCATCCGGTAGAGCAGGTCCGGGCCGTCGTTCCAGGTCGCGACCGTGATCGCGTGCCGTTCGTTCGCACACGTCGCGTAGGCCAGGTTCTCCCGGGCCTCGGGGTCGTAGGTCATGACTCGCCCACCTCTCGTACGACAAGGCCCGCATCAGCGAGCGCGGTGTGAGCTCGAACCAGGTGGCGCAGCGCCAGGGCGTCGGCGTCGTCGTCGGTCATCGACTCGCGCAGTAGGCGCCAGGTGACCTCGAATACGACGGCCAGGACGTCTTCGGTCTGTCCGGTGATCGTTGTGTGTGGCTCTGACAGCAGCATCTCGAGCACCTGTCCGTGGTCGTGTCTCGCGTAGAGCCTCATGAGGTCCGGCCCTTCTCTCGCATCAGTGCTCGAGCGAGAGCGGCGTACTTCGAAACGTTCGCCTGAGGCTTCTCACGCCGCGGAGGCGGCGTCCCTACCTCCCCGTAAGGGGGAAGGCTTGCACTGAGTTCCGCATGGTCTGACCTGGGCTTTTGCGGTTGTGATCGCAGGTACCTGACTCTCAGGCCACGGATCCGGTTCGCTGTTCGCTCCCGGAGTGCCTCGAGCGCCTTGTCCCGGGCCTTGCGTGCGATCCCGATCAGCGCGACCAGGACTTTCTTCTCGATCCGGAACCAGGACGGCTGGGGCTTGCCGTCCGCGATGCCACCCCGACGCCACGTCAGCACCCCGATCTCCTCGAGGGCCTGGAGACATCGCCTGGTCCAGCGTTCGGAGTAGCCCGCCGCAGCTGCGATCTGCTCAGCGGTCGCGAGGTCCTGGGCGGATCCGCTCGGCAGCATCCGGCCCAGTACGGATAGGACGATCCGAACACCCCGGAAGTCGGCGCCGGCCAGGTCACCCCAGCCGGCGCGCTCGAGGTCGAGCATCAGGCGGTAGGTCGGCGTCCCGGCCGTGCCGGCGTACGTCGTGGCCACGGTCAGTTGTCCGAAGTGGTGGCGCGTTCGTTCAGGTAGGCCTCGAGGTCCTCGCGCCGGTACATCACGGCGACGCCGATCTTGACCCAGGCGGGTCCCTGTCCGCGGAACTTCCACACGCGGAGGTTGGCCGGCTTCTGGCCGAGGATCTCGGCAGCTTCATCGGTGGTCAGTAGTTCAGACATGTCGTTTATCTTTGCTCGACGATGGGGCAATGTCCACAACGGTTGCAATACGGCGTGTCGCTCTCTATTCTCTGAAACATGACGTTACAGATGCAGGTCGGTGACAACGTGCGCGTCTTGGCCGCAGCCAAGGGGACCTCGCCGGGGGGCATTGCAGTCGAGATCGGGCGATCGCGCCAATGGATCCAGAACAAGCTCGCCGGCCGCAACGGCTGGAGCGTGGCCGACGTCGAGGCGATCGCGGGCGCCCTAGGCGTTGAACCTCAGGTGCTCATGACCACCGACTGGTGGCCCGTCGAGCTGCTACGCGCCGTGGAAACCGGAAAGGACCCGGCCGACGATGTTTACCAGGTCCCTTCCTCTTCTGTGCGCCAACAGGGACTTGAACCCCGAACCCGCTGGGTTAACGCGTGCATCTCTACGCACTGCACGAACGTGCACCCCAAATGACCTTTTCGTTCTCGCGGCCTGAGCGGTAGGACCGACCATGACTACACACATTGAGGGATGGGTGTCGTGGATGCGGGCGGGGAGCATCGCACCCACCACGATCGGGCTCAGGACGTACCACGTAGGCCGCGCGGCCGGCGAGGTCCGCACACCGTTGGACCAGGTGAGCGTGGAGGAGCTCACCGAGTGGCTCGGAACGAAGGAGTGGAAGGCGGCGACCAGGCGCAGCTACCGGGCGTCACTGGTGCAGTACTTCCGATTCCTGCAGCGGTCCGGCGTACGGCTGGACAACCCGGCCGAGCTCCTGCCGCTGGTGCGGGTACCGCGGGGCCTGCCGCGGCCAGCCCCGGACCAGATCCTGCGGTCCGCTCTTGCAGCTGCGGATCCGCGGGCGCGGCTCGCGATGCTCCTCGCCGGCCAGTGCGGCCTGAGGCGCGGGGAGATCGCGCGACTGCACAGCCGTGACGTCGAGGCGGACCTGATCGGGATGACGTTGCGGGTGACCGGGAAGGGTGGCCACACCCGGATGGTGCCTGTCCCGGTCGATGACCAGTACGGCCTGGTGTTCCTCCTGCGGCGCATTCAGCCCGGGTGGGTGTTCCCGTCCTCGCGCGGAGATCACTTAACCCCGGAGCACATGGGCCGGATCGTGTCCCGGGCCCTGCCGGCGGGCTGGGCCTGCCACACGCTGCGGCACCGGTTCGCCACCACGGTCTACAACAACACCCACGACCTCCGGGTCACCCAGGAGCTCCTGGGTCATGCCCGGCCGGAAACCACGGCGATCTACACCCAGGTGGCCGTCAACGACATGCGCGCAGCAGTGCAGACCAGCGCGCTGCGCGTCGTACGGAAGGACGACGAATGAGCACGAGGAAGTACGACTGTGAGCAGTGCGGGCGAGTCGAGGAGGGTCCGGTCGTGGGGAAGGCGGCCGGGGTCTCCACCGGTGCCGGGACCTCGATCGGGCCACTGCCTAGTGGGTGGGAGCGGTACCGGTGGAGCGACCCGTTCAGCCCGGTCTGGTGCGGCCAATGCGTCGGCCAGTTGCTCGACGACATAGCCGCGGCAATGATGCCCGTCCTGGTCGGAAGTCGTTAAACCAATGGTTAACGTTCAGCCCGGAGCAACCGTGCGAGGACCTCAGAGGACATGAACCAGCGCCCCCCGATCTTGATCCCCGGGACCACGCCGTCCCGGAAGTTGGCCCGCATGGTCACCGGATGCCGGCGCAGTACCCGCGCAGCTTCAACGGCGGAGACCAGGTGTGGTTCGTCTGTCATGCACACCAGTCTGGTTTCGCCGCCGGCCGTTCGGCTACATCCTGATCGTTTGGTACTTGACCCCCGGTCAAGTGACAAACCCGGTGATCTGTCATGAGGCTTCTGGATTTGTTCTGCTGCGAGGGCGGTGCCGGTGCTGGTTATGCCCGGGCGGGCTTCGACGTGACGGGGGTTGATGTTAAGGCGCAGCGCCGCTACCCGTTCACGTTCCACCAGGCGGACGCGCTCGAATATGTCGCGGAGCACGGGCACAAGTACGACGTGATCCATGCTTCCCCCCCGTGCCAGGCGTACAGCATCACCAAGCACACGCACAGCGTTAAACACCCGGACCTTCTCGGACCGACACGGGATGCCCTGGTGGCCACGGGCAAGCCCTATGTCATTGAGAATGTCCCGGGCGCTCCACTGGATCACCCGGTCACGTTATGCGGGGCTTCCTTCGGTCTCACAGCCACGGACAAGGACGGCGCCCAGCTGGTGCTCCGTCGTCATCGGCTCTTCGAATCGAACGTCTGGCTATCCCCCGTTGAGTGCGAATGCCTGGTCTACAAGGACCGCGGCTACCAGATCGGCGGGGTATACGGCGGCGGGTCACAGGACAAGCACGACGCCAAGCACCGTCGGCACGGTGGCTACACGCCGGGCAAGCCGGTCATGTCCAGCTTGATCGGTGCCAAATGGATGACCCTCCATGGGCTCGCACAGTCCATCCCCCCGGCGTACACGGCCTACATAGGAACGGAAGTGCTTGCGGCCATGGCAGACAAACCCGGTGGTTCGTCCTGAGGTGTCGCACCCCGGGCCTACCGTGGGCCCATGGCGATCACCGTTGATGTCGCGGACGTGCAGGAGATCCTGGTCGACGGCGAGTGGATCCGGGTCGTGAACGTGGTCGTGGACTTCGCGGAGTACGTGACCCAGGCCGGGAACCGGTTCGCCCGGGGCCTGCACCTCGAGGCGACGATCCAGGGCGGCCCGCACAACGGGGACGTGATCGTGTTGCCCGTCGTGCGGGTGACCGCGGTCCGGATGGACTAGTCCCGGCGGTCGGTACGGCGCAGCAGCTCGCGCAGTACTACGGCGCCGGTGATGAGTCCGACGCCGATCCCCAGGCCGACTACGCCGGCGATCAGCACGTCCATGGCCGCCACTCGAGCCGGGCCCGTACGAAGTTGTGGTCTGAGCGCGTCCCGGTGATCCGGCGGGCACCGAGGGAGCGCCAGGCCGGCCCGTACAGGACGTAGTCGACCTGCCGGTTTCCCAGGGTGCCGCGGGTACGGGTAGCACGCAGGTCCGTCAGACGTGCGTGGGGGAACCCGTGCCACCGGACCCGGGCGTCCGCTCGACGGTCGACGTTCCAGTCCCCGCCGATCAGGTACGGGACGACCAGGCCGGCGCGCAGCTGGTCCAGGCGGGCCATGCCGCGGGCGTACACGGCGGCGCGGCCGGGGCGGGGCCGGCCACCGAGCTCGACGTGCTGGGCCTGGTGGACGTTGATGACGACGAAGACGCGGCCGGTGGTGCGTTCGCGGAGCCGGACCAGGGTCACGCAGCGGGTCGCGCCGGGCCAGGTGCCGCGCTGGATCACCACGGACCGCCACGACAGGCGGACCAGGGCCGCGGTGCGCCAGTAGACCGGGGTCTCCGAGCAGTACGGGGCCCGGGACTGGGCACGGGCCCACCCTGGTGCGTCCAGGCGCCTGGCGGCCATCTCCTGGGCCAGTACGACGTCAGAGCCGGCCATGGCGCGGTGGAGGTCGGCGGCCGCGGCCGCGGGGCCCAGGTCGGCCAGGATGTTGGCGGTGGTGACGACCAGGACGTCGTTACGGGATTCCCGTATTGTCGCGGCGCCGCGGGCGGGGAGGGCGAGCAGTAGGCCGGCGATGGCTAGCCAGGTCGCGAGGGCGACCCAGAACAGGACCCAGGCCGGGCGGCGCATCTGATTCAGTGGTCCTCGGCGCCGGCCAGGATCGGCGGGGTTTCGCCGAGGTCGATGGGTCCAACCACGATCACGCCGTTCTCGTTCGGCGGGGGCCACGACGGGTCGATGGGGGCGAGTTGGTCGGTCATGTTTGTTCCTTCCGTTAGGGCCACAGCGGGTATGCGACGTGCCCGACGAGCCCGCCCAGCGCCGCGGCCACAGTCACAGCGATCTGCCCGCTGGTGTTGCTGACGTAGATCCCGACCGGGGCGCCGTTGTTTGACGCGAGAACCGCGCTGTAGAGAGTCGCCAGGGGTCGGTAGCCCACCGGGATCTGTCCGATGACCTCGTTGGCGATCCAGTTCGCCTTCGTCTGGTTGATGAAGAGGTGGACCCACCCCGAGCGCAGCGACACTGTGGCCCCGCCGGCCCAGCCCGCGCCGTTGCTACAGGGGATCCCTTGGACCGGGGCGCCGATCAGGCTTTGGGTGTTCAGGGCGGCGACCCGATCAGCGATTGCCTTCATCGCGTTGTCGCCCTCGATGACGCGGTCGGTGCCTTCGGGGTAGGGGATCGACCACGGAGCGGGAGTAGTGGACATGTTGGATCAGCCTTTCCAGGTGTCCCAGGTGATCGCTGGGTCGACGTTGTCCCAGCGCAGCGAGGCGGGGGTGTCGTCCCAGCGGCCGAGGTTCGGTAGCGGTCCGAGGCAGGCGGCGCCGTCCCAGGTCAGGGCGGGGTCGACCATGTCCCAGGTGAGGTCGGGGTGGACGTCGTTCCAGCGCGGGGGCGGGGAGGTGCGGCAGTACCCGGAGACGTAGAGCTCGAGGTCGTGGCCGCCGCCGCGGAGGGTCTCGGCCCAGCCTTCGACCCACAGCGACGTCGACGTCGGCAGGTTCCCTGTCGCCGGGAGTCCGGTGACGCCGACCAGGTCGTGGACGTCGAGGGCGAGGATTGCGGCGGTCTTCTCGTCGTCGAGGTCCTCGAGGTCGACCGGGAGCCGCTCGAGGATCCAGACCGGCATGGCGTTGCGGCTCAGCAGCAGGTTGCCCATGGCCTGGGCGTCGGCGAGCGCGGCCAGGACGGTGCTGATCGGGGATGCGGAGTGGTCGCCGTACCGGTCGGTGGCGGCGACGTTCTCGGCGACGTAGCGGGGTTGTTCGCCACCCTCAGGGGCCTCGCCGTACCCGATGGACACTGCGGTGACTAGGCCCTCGGTGTTGCGGCGCCAGGTCGGGGTTACCAGGATGTCGCAGGCGTCGAGCTCGACGGCGGCGACGGCACCACGGCGGTGCTCGGCGTCGGCGTAGCGGATGTCGCCGTCCCGGGTCTGCCACAGCATCCCGGATCCGGATTGGGCGATCTCCTGGGCCAGGGTCAGGGCGCGTTGGGCGTCGACGTCGCGGGCGAGGATCTGCACGGTTCCGGGGTCGGAGGTTCCGGGGTCGAGTACTACGCCGGCCAGGGCGAGGATCCGGGCTACTCGGGCGCCGTCGAGCTCCTGGGGCCAGGGGGTGTCTCCGACGTTTCGGCGCAGGGTCGAGAGCGGGCCGGCGGCGATGATCTGGAGCACCGCGGCGTTCGGGGTGTTCTCGCCGGCGTCTTCCCAGCCGCGGGCGTCGTCGGTGACCGGGCCGGAGAACCGCGTGTAGCTGGTCCCGGCGACCGTCGTGGTGACCTCGAGGACGGCGCCGATCTCGACCTCCGGCGGGATGTCGTCGACGGTGGTGTCGAACGAGAGCTCGAGGGTCACGGTCGAGGCGTCGGGTTGGCCGGTGGTGGTGTCGCGGCCGTGGACGATGGAGACCTGGTCGACCAGGCAGCTGATGTCGACCGCGGCGGCGCCGCCGTACGGGGTGACGGTTACGGCGTGGTCGCCGATCATGTCGCCCCGACCCGGTAGTCGTGGCCGGCGAGGATCCGGCGGATCTGCCGGGCGACGGCCTCGGGGTCCAGGGCCCCGTTCACGGTGATGTTGATCCCGCCGGCGCTCGAGCTCGACACGGCGCGGGTGGCGCCTCGGGGTGCACCGACCAGGGACGGTGCCGGTGCGGCGGTGGAGTTGATCCCGGGGATCTTCGGCAGGCTGATCTTGGGGACCTTGATCTTCCCCAGCCAGCCGATCAGCTTCTCGACGGTGCCGATCACGGCGTCCAGGGCTCGCTTCATCGCGTCGAACGGGGCGGTGAGGACCGCGGCCAGGGGCGCGAACTTGGCCTTGATCGCGTCGACCAGCTTGATCGTGGCGGCCTTGATGGTGTCCCAGTGCTTGACGATCACCGCGACGGCGATCCCGAACGGGCCGGTGAGGATCGCGAGCAGCAGCGGCCAGTTGGCCTTGATCCAGTTGAACGTGGACTTGACCGCGCCCAGGACCGCGTCGAACGCGGACTTGCAGGCGTCCGCGACGGACTTCGCGCCGGACTTGATCGAGTTCCACAGGTTCGTGATCGCCCGACGTACGCCTTCGCTGTTCTTGATGAGCAACACGAACGCGGCGACCAGCGCGACCACCCCGATCACGACCCAGGTCAGGGGCGAGGACAGCAGGGCGGTGTTCATCAGCCAGGTGACCGCGGTGACGACCTTGGTGGTCGCGGCGTAGACCTTGAACGCGGTGTTGACCGCGAGCACCGCGACGGACAGTCCGGCGATCACGG